GCTCGCCTCGGGCAGCCGGGCCGACATCGAGTCCTTTCCCTGGCACCTGCTGCGCTACCAGCACACCGCGGCGATCCGCGCCCAACTCGGCGAGCGCTACGCCGCGCCGACGGCGAACAAGCTGCTCTCGGCGCTGCGCCGCACGATCCGCGAGGCCGAGCGGCTGGGGCTGCTGCCGGTCGACGACGCCCGACGGGCGGGCGACATCCCCAACTACACCTTTCACCGCGAGCTGCGCGGCCGCGCGCTCTCGGGCGGCGAGCTGGCGGCGCTGTTTGCGGCCTGTGCCGCCGACGAGACGCCAGCCGGGGCACGCGACGCCGCGCTGCTGGCCATTGGCTACGGGGCAGGCCTGCGACGATCCGAACTGGCAGCGCTCGATCTGGCCAACTACGATCCGGCAACGGGCACGCTCGTTATTCGGGGCGGGAAGGGCGACAAGGATCGCACGACCTATCTCGACGCGGGTGCGGCGGCCGCCGTGGCCAGTTGGCTCCAGCTCCGTGGCGCGCGGGCGGGGCGGCTCTTTCTGCCCGTCGACAAGCGGGGGCAGATTCAGCATACGGCGCACGGCATCACCGGCCAGGCGGTGATGCTAGCCTACCAGAAGCGCGGCGCGGCGGCGCTGGTTCGGGCCTTCTCCCCCCACGACCTGCGCCGCACCTTTATCTCGGATATGCTGGATGCCGGGGCCGACATTGCCACCGTCCAGCGGATGGTCGGCCACGCCGACGTGAACACCACGGCCAAGTACGACCGGCGGGGGGAGGACGCCAAGCGCAGCGCCGCCCAGCTCATCCGCGTGCCCTACCAGGTGCCAGGGGCACGGACGCGGCGACGGCGCGCTGACTAATCCTCCACCACCTCCTCCTCGTCGACACCACTCCGGAGCCCGAGCGCCACGCGCACGCTGCCCGCCAGCGTCCATTGCAACGCCCGCACCATGGCGAGCGCCTGCGGATTCTCGGGGTGCGCGGCAAGGTAAGCCACAAGGGCAGCCAGGGCCAGGTCAACGCGCACCACGAGGGCGCGCAGGGTCGGTGCATCGTCCATACGAGGAGTCTAGCACGCCTGTACGATAGGCGCGCGTACCCCTGTTCGCCCGTGCTATACCCGCTATGCTATACTGCACATGCCAAGAGACGCCGCTACCGAAGTGCGGTCTCTTGGCATTTTTTGCGCACGGTGGCGGCGTCTCCCGGTAGGACGGAGGACGCATGGCGACTGGCGGCGGCGACGACATCGCGACGGGGGACCTGGCGCACAGCCAGGCCGCTATCGGCGCGCGTGCCACGGCGACCACCCAGTCGGCGGGCGGCAACCTGACCGTCGGCCTCGAAATCAAGCCCCAAGACTACGCCACGATCCACGAGCGCGTCGCGACGCTGGAGAGCTGGCGCGCGGACGCCGAGCCCCGCTTGTCGGCGCTGGAAGTGCTGACGGGGCAAGTCAGCCAGCAGCTCGCCGATGCCCGCCAAGGCTTCCAGACCTCGACCTATTACCTCCGCGTCCGCATCGGCGACCTCGACGAGACGCTGCACAACGTGCGGAAAGCGCTGGAGCTGAACACCTCCCAGCTGGAGCATGTCGCCCAGCTCGACGGCAAAGTGACCGATCTCGGCACGCACCTCAGCGCCGACCGCGACGAGCGCCAGGTGCGCCAGGCGCAGACCGACGCTGACCGCCGCTGGCAGCGCCACCGCGACCGCGTGCTACTCACGGGCGGACTGCTGCTGCTGATCGTGCTGGGCATCCTCGTTTTCATCATTGGAGCACAGGGCTAACATCATGACCTTCAACGTTGACATTCGCCACTGGCCCACCGCCGCCGCGTTTGCGGCGCATCTCCAAGCGCACGACCCCTGCATCTGCGCGTGGGCACGCGGCCTGACCGTCCACCACACCGCCGTGCCGGGCGCGTCCTGGGCACCCGAGGTTCCCCGTCGCCGGGATCGCGAGTGGGATCGCAACGAGACCGGCCTGAGTCGCGACGCCGTGCGCGAAAAGCGCCAGCGCCAGGTTGACGGGGTTGCGGCCTACTACCGCGACACGCTCGGTTGGAGCGCGGGGCCGCATCTGTTTATCGACGATCTGTTCATCTGGCAGATGACCCCGCTGAACCTCCCCGGCATCCATGCGCCCCACTACAATGCGACGCACTGGGGCATCGAGGTCGCCGGCGACTACACCCGCACATCCTGGCCCGCACCCGTGCGCGTGCTGGCGCTCGGCGCAGCGGCCGCGTTGCTCCGCTGGGTCTCGATCCCCGTTTCGCCCCTCACGGTCAACGCCCACCGCGACGATAACAAGCCGAGTTGCCCCGGCAACGCCGTGGACATGGGGGCCGTGCGCGCGGCGCTGGCCGCGCTGTGTGACGAGCCCTGCACCGTCGTCACGCCGGACGCGAGCCTGTTCGCCCCGCCCCGCGCGTCGATCGACGCCGTCATCTCGGCCATCCTCACCCGCCCGACCGGCGCGTACACCGCCGCCGACGTGCGCGCCATCATCGCGCGCTACTGGCAACTCTGCGTCGACGTCGGCCTCGACCCGCTCATCGTCGTGGCGCAGCTGATCCACGAGACCGGCAACCTGACGAGCTGGTGGAGCCAGCGCCCCCGCCGTAACCCGGCCGGGATCGGCGTGACGGGCGCGCAGGGTGCGGGCCTGTCGTTCGCAACCTGGGCGGACGATGCGATCCCCGCGCACGTCGGACGCCTGCTGGCCTACGCGCTGCCCGTGGATCACGCCTCGCTGCTCCAGCGGGCGCTGATTACCGAGGCGCTCGCGCTGCGGCCCCTGCCTGCGGTCTACCGGGGCAGCGTGCAGGCGCTGCGCGACCTGAGCGGACGCTGGGCCATCGACGCGACCTATGCCGAGAAGATCGCCCGTGTGGCGGCACGACTCACCGGAGGAACGACATGACCATCGTCCAACACATCTCGCCACCCGTGCTGCTGCCGCCTGAACTCCGCACCGTCGCAGGCCTGGTGGCCGAAAGCTACACCAACCCCGTCGGGCGTGAATTCCTCGTCATGGGCGTCTGGGGCAAGGCCTACGGCAACGAGCAGGTGCTCTATCTCGGCTGGTGCTTCACGGACACCGCAGCGCGTGCGGGTCGCCTGGAGCGCATTCCCGTGTGGGACGCGGTGCGGCTGCCTGCGGGCCTGCGCGGCGTGCTCAATGCCGTGCTCAGCCTGTACTGCGGCCAACTGCGCGCCATCGTTACCACCGATTGCGGCGACGGCAACGTCAACCGCCAGCAGCTCCACGTCGTGACGCTGGCAGCGGCGGGAATCGAGGATTAAGGAAGGGACGCGCACGGTGCGAACGTTTCACTACAGTGATGGGTGGTACGAGGATCGTCGGAGTGTGCTGCTGCGCCTACTGGAATGGGTTGTCTGGTGTGGCGGCTGGCAGCAGTGGGACAGACAGGCGGGACGGGCGTCCTATCGTCCGTTTCGCTGGCGCGAGCATCAGCGCCGCTGGCAGGTTCGCTCGCTCTATCCGCTCGGTTTGTGTGGGCGGCGGATCGTGCTGTTTGGCTGGGGCGGGCACATCAGCCGAAGACGTGACTACATCGGCTGGAGCTACCGAAACCGCGCGATCTGGATATCACCAGACAGCACACCCGCGCACGCGCATACCTGGCTGCGAGGTGCGCCACGCGACATCATGGCCCTTGCGGCGACGGGAATCGAGGACTAGATGGAGTCGATTGCCATCCTCGAAGCGGCACTGCACGAGCTACACACGCTCGGGCCGAACGTACAACAGCGCCTGGTGGCACTGGATCGGGGCTTCGACGATCTGGCGCAGACGCTCGCCAGCCAGACTGAGAGTCTGGCGCAGCAGCAGGCGCAACTGGAAGCCTATCGGTTCCAGCTCCGCGCACTCCAGGACGCGGCATGGCGCGCGGTTCTGCCGGACTGATCGCGCTCTGCCCGCGCTGCCGCACCGTCTACGCGGCGACGCAGGTTGGGCGCGTGCAAGGGCAGCTCGTGGTGGTCTGCCCGGCCTGCGGCGTGGTGCCGTGGAAGGCACGCTTTGCGGGCAGTGACGGGCCAGGGCGAACAAAGGAACGACGACGTGACCGAGCAGCACTACACCGCAACCGATAAACGCTGCAAGACGAGCGCCTTAGAGGAACAAATCCTGGGCCAGCTTCGCGCCGCTGGGCTCGACATCGTGCCGCAGGTGAAGCGCCGTTCCTGGGTGTTCGATGCCGCCGTGCAGGGCACGCGCATTTTTATTGAGATCAATGGAGCCTACTGGCACTCGCTGCCGCATGCACAGGAGCGCGACGTGCGTAAGGCTGAATGGGCAGCCGAGCACGGCTACACCATCATTACGGTCACGGAAGAGGCCTACAACGACGATCCCAACGGCACGATCCGGCACGTCGTCGACGCAGTCGAGCAGGCGCGCGTGGTCGCCAAAGTAGACATAGTAGACACCAACGCAGCGCATGTAGTGAGTAGTTTCTTCTTCGACGACTGGCGTGATGTGTTTGTCCGCGCACTCGGCGAACTTGGCAACGTGCGCCACGGCTGCCTTGCTGCTGGCGTTGCCCGCGCGACGGCCTATAAGCGTCGCGAGACCGATGCAGAGTTTGCCCTAGCCTGGGATGAGGCACTGGAGAACTTCTCCGACCTCCTGGAGGGCATGTACGCTCGCCGGGCGATGGAGCAGTCGGATCGGGCGATGGAGTTCTTGCTGAAGGCCAACCGGCGCGAGAAGTACGGCGATCGTCTGCAAATCGACGATATTGCCAAGCACATTGACATCATGACTCTGAGCACAGAGCAACTGGAGCGGCTGGTGAGCGGCGATGACCTGGTCCGCATCCTCTTCGGGGGTTGACCTTGCGCTGCGCGCCAAGGCCGCGCTGGAGCTGCGCCGTCGGAAGCACACGCAGACCGATGTCGCGCCGCTGGGCTTCAGGGACTTTATCGCGCAGGTCAACCCGCGCTATCAGTTCTATCGCCACTGCGAGGAGCTGATCGGAGTGCTCCAGCGGGTTGCGGACGATGAGTTGCGGCGGGTGATGATTTTCATGCCCCCGCGACATTCAAAAAGCGAGACCGTCTCGCGGCTGTTTCCGGCCTACTACCTGTACCGCTACCCGGATCGTTTTGTTGGCATGAGCAGTTACGGGGCGGATCTGGCCTACACGCTGAGTCGTGCCGCACGGGAGAACTACAGCCAGGGTGGCGGCGTGCTGCACAAGGCCGCGAAGGCCGTCAAACACTGGCTGACCCGGAAAGCGGGCGGGCTCTGGGCCACGGGTGTCTCGGGGCCAGCGACGGGCAAGGGCTACCATCTCGGCATCGTCGATGACCCGCTGAAGGACTGGAAAGAGGCGGCGTCGGAGAAGATCCGGGCCGGGATCAAAGATTGGTGGTCGACCGTCTGGTCGACGCGCGAGGAACCCGACGGCGCGCAGGTCATTGTCCAGACGCGCTGGCACGAAGACGATCTGAGCGGCTGGCTGCTCAGCCTAGAAGCCGAAGCACTCGCCGAGGGCGACGAAACCGAGGATTGGTACATTGTCAATTTGCCTGCGATTGCCGAGCCGCACGACCCGACCCGCTTCCCCGCCAGTTGCACGGTGCATCCCGACTGGCGGGACGAGGGAGAACCGCTCTGTCCCGAGCGCTACCCGCTGGCCCGCTTGGAGCGGATGCGGAAACGGATCGGGGAGTTCTTCTTCGGCGCGATCTTCCAGCAGTGGCCCCGTCCGCGTGAGGGCGGGATGTTCCCGCGCACGATTGCCATCATCGGCGCAGCGCCAGCACACGCCATCCGCGTGCGCTACTGGGACAAGGCCGGGGCGCGCACCGGCAAGGGCGACTGGACGGTCGGCGTGCTCATCGCCGCGACCGGCGACGGCCTCTTTTACATTGAGGACGTGGTGCGTGGCCAGTGGGCCGCCAAAGAGCGCAACGCGACGATCCGGCAGACGGCAGAAGATGACCAGCAGCGCCACGGGCACGTCGTGACCTACATCGAGCAGCCGCCGGGGCTGGGCAAAGAGTCGACCGACGCGGTGATTCAGGTGCTCGCAGGCTTCGCGGCCTTTGGTAACCCGGTCGTCGGCGACAAGGTGGAGCGCGCCGAGCCCTTTGCGGCGCAGTGGCAGGCGGGGAATGTGCGGCTGGTGCGCGGACCGTGGAACCGGGCCTACATCGAGGAGCTGAACGGGTTCCCGAACGCGACGAACGACGACCAGGTGGACGGATCAAGTGGGGGCTTTCAAAAGATTCTGCTGCGCCTGGCCGCGCGGGCCGCAGAGTCGGAGCAGCCTGAGACGTATAGCATGAGTACCTGGTAATGCCAACACCCTTCGACAGTCTCACCCTGACCCAGCTCCAGCAGCGACTCCAGCTCGTGTCGCCCACCTGGATCGCCGACAATGCGGCGCTCTACCAGGGCGATCACTGGCGCGACGGGCGGGGCTGGATCGGGCCGCGTCCCGCCCCGACCGACCCACCCGACGCCCTGCGAGAGGTCGAGCGTGCGTTTGTCAGTCAGAACGCCATCGCTGAGACCATCGACCGCCATGTCGGCGGTGTGATCGGCCATGAGCCGCAGTGGTCGCTTGCCGTGCGGCGGGCACTCGCGGAGGACGAGGCCCCGACCGAGGCCGAGACCGCGCTGATCGCCGAGGCCGAGGCCGCACTGACGGAATGGTGGGACACGCGGGGCGCGCACGAACTCCTCCAGACCGTCTGCACCCGGCTGCTCAGCGCCGGACGCGCCCCGCTGCGCCTCTACGTTCCCGACGGCGAGCGCGACGACCAGGGGCAGATCCCACCAGGTGCGCTCGATGAGTCGCTCGCGCGGCTGTTTCTGGAGGCACTCGCCCCCACGCAGGCAACCATCCTGACGGACACGCGCACGATGCGTCCGGGCGGCGTCTATGTGTATCAGGTGGAGGCGGACACCGCCACGGGCATTGTCGCCGTAACCGTGGCCGAGATTACCGCCGTCGATCGTGCGACGGGCCGCACGGAGCTGCGCGTCATCCGCAGTGACCAGGCCACGCAGGCCCCGCCGTATACCTTCGCGTTGGGCGGGCGTCTCTTGCAGTACGAACTGACCCGGCGGCCGCTCATCTCCCCCCAGGTGCGCCAGCAGCAATACCTCTTGAACCTCGCGCTGACCATGCTGGGCCGCAACGTCGTACAGGGCGGGTTCCTCGAACGCCTGCTGCTGAATGCCCAATTGCCGGGGACGTTCCAAGACGACGGCAAGGGCGGCAAGAAGTTCGTGCCCGATCCGGCCTTCCTCATCGGCCCCGGCCGCACGGGCGTGCTGCAAGGCACCCCGATCCGCGACGAGCAAGGCCGGGTCACGAACTACGCGACCCCCAGCGTCGTCTACCGCAATCCCGTGCCGGTCACGACGTTCACCGACAGCGTGGACGCCGCGTTAGCTGGCATCTACGCCGAGACGCACCAGCGCCACGCGCAGATTTCCGCCGACGCCACGACGAGCGGCGAGTCGCGCCGCCAGGCGCTGGCCGACTTCATCAGCGACCTGGGCCGCACCGCTCCCCAGGTCAACCGTGCGGGCCGCTGGCTGCTCGAAACCGCACTCGCGTTCGCCAGCGTGCTGATGGGCCAGCCGGGGCGCTACGACAGCCTGCGTGCGGTCTTCGCGTGCCGCATCGACCCGGGCCCCATCAGCGCCGACGAGTTGCGGCTCGTGATGGAGTTGGTTGGGGCGCGGCTGCTCAGCCGGGAGACCGGCATGTCGCGCGCCAATGTCGAAGACGTCGACGCCGAGCAGGCCCGCATCACGGCCGAGACTGCGGCGCTTGTACCACTCGCGACCCAGGCGGAGCAAGGCTCTGCTGCGGATACACCTCAAGGAGGCACCTTATGACTCACGCACCCACCCGCCGCACTGTTCCGATCAGCACCTTTCACCACCTCGATCTGCCCGGCGTCTGCTTCACCGCCGACGACGGAGCCGGGGGCGGGCAGGGCGGCACGACGCCGCCCCCGGCCGCCACGGCCACGCCGCCCCAGGGGGGCGATGTGCTCCAGGGCCTCCAGCGCCTGATCGAGCGCCAGGGCGGCGAGGCGGGCCGCGTGGCCGAGCTGCTCTACCGCGAGAATCACGAGTTGCGCGAGAAGAACCGCGCGCTCAGTGGGCAGGTGCCCGGCCAGGGTGCCGTGGTACTCCAAGGCGAGCAGGCGGCGCAGTGGACGGCCTACACGGCCCTCGGTGCGCCTGATGCCCTCACCGCTGCCCTCACCGAGCGTGAGGCGGCGACGAGCGAGCTGGCCAGCCTGCGCCGTGCGGCGCAGATTCGCGCGGTGGCGGAGGCCAGTGGCTTCAAGGCCAGCGTGCTCGGGCAACTCCCCGGCGCGGCTGATCTCACCTTCGCGGTGCGTGAGGTCGAGGCCGATGGGAAGAAGGTGGCAACCGCCGTCGTCAGGGACGCGGCAGGCACGGAGCACCCCTTGACGGCCTACGCGAGCGAGCACTGGGCCGACTTCCTGCCCGCCCTCACCGCGTCCCAGGGGGGCACGGCGAGCCAGGGCACGCCCTTCCCGCCGCAGCAGGGCGGCAGCGGGAACGCGGCGAGCCCGGTCGATGCCTTCATCCAGCAAAGCAATGAGCGGCGGGACAAGGCACCCAACCCGCTCGCACGGAAGTAGCCGATAGCCGGTCGCGGGTATACAGCATACCTGCACTCGGCACACGACACAGGAGTTATGGTATGGGTCTCACAACGACCAATCTCAGCCGCGTCCGCCCCTACGCCGACGAGGCAAGCCTCGAGCGGGCAGGCGGCCACCAGATCGACTGGACGGCGGTCTCGCTCGTCGATGCCGACAGCAAAAAGTACGTCAAGGCAGGCACGGTAATGGGCAAAACCGCAGCCGGGTTGCTGGTGCCACGCGGCACCACGCAGACGATCACCGTCGCGGTGACATCCAACGTCGCCACGGCGACCCTCGTCGGCCACGGCTATAGCGTGGGCGACGTGCTGATCATCAGCGGGGCCAGCCTGGCCTATGCCAACGGCACCAAGACGGTTGCCACGGTGGCCGACGCCGATACGTTTACCTACGCGGCCACCGGCGCAAACGGCACCGCCACCGGCACGATTGTCGCCAGCCGCACGGCCATTGGTCTCCTGGAGACCGACGCCGTGCAGAACGGCCATGCCGACAGCCTGAGCGGGTACTCGCTCCTCGTGGGCGGGGTGGTCTATGAGACCCTGCTGCCCGATGCCACCGGCACGCCGCCCGTACTGGCGGCCGCCACCAAGGCCGAACTCACCGCCGCCGGATGCTCGTTCAAGTACGTGGCCTACGCCGACTCGCGCGCCAGCTAAGCAGCGCGTACGCAACACTAGCCCCAAAGGAGGGCATACGATATGGACTTCCACTTTACTGAGACCCTGCGCCAGCTTGGCGCGGACTTCGCCTTTCGCATCGTGAACGCGGCCCGCCCCGGCTCGGCCTACCTGCTCGCTTCGATCCTGCCCGAGGTGCCGATGCGCTCCTACGAGGTCAAGGACGCCGCCATGACCGTGCGTTCGGCCATGGCCGGACTTGTCGGCATGGACTCGCCCTACCCGCCCACCGGCGCGGTGGACATCAGTACGTTCCTGGAGCGTTCGGCCAAAATCGGCAATACCGTCACGCTCTCCGAGCAGGCGCTGCGCTCGCTCCAGGAGATGCTGCTGTTTCTCCAGGTGTCGGGCCAAAGTACGAATGAGCGCATGGTCGAGGAGGTGCTCAACTTCACGAACGCGGTGATTACGCAACCGCACCTCGACACCGCTGAGTGGCTGCGCGGCCAGGCACTCGCCACCGGTGCGCTGAGCTGGACATTCGGCAACGTGGCACTGAGCGTGGATTACGGCATTCCGGCGGGCAACAAGCTCACGGCACGCTCAGGCAACGACGCCTATGCGGGCACAGCCTCGAAGTTCTGGACGGATATTCGGGCGCAAAACAAGCTGCTGCGCGGCGCAAGCCGCATCATCCGCATCGCGCACCCGGATCTCATCGAAGACATCATCGCGAACAGTGTCAACGCTATCAACGTGGTGTCGAACGACGGCGACCGCATTGTCGTGCGCAAGCTCGAAACGATTGGCGGGAACACGGTGCTCAGCAGCGATGCCCGCGACACGGTGGAGCTGATCAAATACGGCCTCGAGTCGGAGGTCATCAATCCCGCCGATAGCAGCGCGACGGTCAAGGTGCCGTTCTGGCCGTCGAACAAGTTGGTCGCTATCGGCACGG